GTGTCAGACCAAGAGCGAATGTTGCAACTAGAACGTGAACTAGCGGCTACTCGCACCAGAGCTCAGATGTATGAGCAAGCATTACAACAACGTACGTTCCAAGAACAACCACCTGCTCAGCAACCTGCCGCAGCTACAACAGCGTTCGCAGATGAAGAAATTCAGGTGGATGAACGTTACAAAACGGACTACGGTGATGCCGACCCGTACATTGCGTCTATTGCAAAACGAGTAGCTAATGACCTGTATCAACGTACTGTGCTACCACTCCAACAGGAGCTAGATGCAGTACGTGGTCAACTTCAGTCGCAAGCAGAATTTAATCAGGCTCAACGCACTGATACTTTGCACATGCAACTGAAAAGCGTGGTTCCTGATATTGACACCATTGTGCGTACTCCAGAATGGCAGAGTTACATTAAGCAACCTGATTTATACGGAAGCGGTCGCACTATTGCATCATACGTGCAAGAAGGTATACAATATGGGAACGTAAAACAGTTGGCTCAAATTGTTCAACAATTCAAGCAAACTCAACAGCAATCTCAACCGCAACCACAACATGTGTCGCCAGGTCGTGCTCAAACCACTGTACCTAATACGGCTCCACGCAGAGGTAGCGTTTATAGAATGTCTGAGTTTGACCGAGCCACTCAAGCTTTCCAAGCAGGGAAACTTTCTTGGGATAAATATCAAGTAATTGTTAATGAGTTTAACGAGGCAATGCTTGATGGACGAGTTAATTATAACAAATAACACGAAGGAGTTATTTAATGCAAACTAAACCAGGTGGCGTACTACCGTCAGCAAGTGGATACCAGGTATATAATGCCTTAAACACACCTATTTATGCGAAAGCGTTTTTAGCTCGCTTCTACGCAGACAGTATTGCAGGGGCAATTACATCGCAAGATATTATCCCTGCTGAATTGAAGCAATGTGGCGACCAAGTGACGTTCCGTGTAGCACCAGTAGGTGAAATCTTTGACTACATTAATAACCAAGATTTAGAAGTTTCTACACTCAACACTGAGTTAAAAACTATGGTTGTTAAACGTGGTAAATACTGGAACTTAAAACTTTCATACGTTGATGAAAAACGTACTTGTAACATCAAAGAGTACATCAATGAGTTCATGGAAAACTCTACTCTGTTATTACGTCAGCACATCGACCGTGAGATTTTAACCGAAGTACCATTACTGGCAGACCCTTACAACAAAGGTATTAAAGCTGGTATCAAGTCAGGTGCATATAACTTAGGTCAGTTAGGTCAACCAGTTGCACTTAACAAAGAGACAATCTTAACCAAGTTATCTCACTTATCTACTGTTCTTGATGAACAGAACGTACCAGAAAAAGGTCGTTATGTAGTGTTACCTACAATGGCTAAAACATTGTTCTACACCAACCCGTTATTAAATAACGCAGGTGCGGCGGGAACAAGTAAAGCGATTTTATTATCTCAACAATTCTTAGACGTTGCAGGTTTCAAAGTCTACTTTACCAACAACATGCCAATGTACTTTGACCCACAAGTAAATCAGCAAACATTCTTGATTTTAGCTGGTTTCAAAGATGCGGTAGGTTTCATTACTCAATTAACTAACCAAGAAGTTATTGATAAAGACCCTCGCTCGTTCGACAAATACTGGCGTGGTTTAACAATCTACGACTTCGATGTATTAACCCCAGAGAAGTTAGCGGTTCTATACGCAACTATCGAAATTGAGTAAGGAGCTAATTGATGGCAAAGTATAATATTTACTTAGGTGGTAACAAACGCAACAACGCCCAATATGGCGATGCTATGTGGGATGCAGGGTTAGACCCTGCTGACCAGCACGTAGAATATGCGGCACACTTAAAAACTCGTCACAAAACAGTACAATACTACTACGACGACGGTCATGAACACATGCGTATGTGGTACCGTCAGAAAGGTCTTGGCGTACTCCCAGTAGGTGATGAGTTAGGTGTTGTGTTATTAGCGGCTGGTTCTTATGTAGACCACATCGTGTTCCACAACAAAAAACAAATGGAAGAAGGTAAAGTTACCGTTATTTTAAATGGTACTGCTTCTGATGCTCCGACTGACTTAGCTAAATTATCTGATGCTGTACAAGCAGCTAAAGATGCGTTAGCAGCGGCTCAGGCGAAAGCAAATACAGACCCTACAAATGCGACATTAAAAGCAGCTGTTACTAAAGCTAAAACAGCATTAGCGGCAGCAGAGCAAGCAATCGCAGATGCGAACTCAACAGAAATTCAAACATTTGAAGTTGACTTGACTAAAGTGGGTTACACCATTTTACGCACTCAAAAAATGCTTCAAACTAACGGTGACATCACTGTTAAGATTGCTGAAGGTTCGTTATCAGGTTCTTGCTGGACAGTATCAGCGTCTGTTGAACATCACAACGACCAACACGGTTGCTCTTGTTACCAAGCTCCATGTGAGACTGTGTACCCAGACCCACTATGTGTTCGTTTACCAGCTTAATTTAACGGCTGAAGGGCAGGGAACTCCCCTGCCTTTATTTCATAAGGAAAACAAAAATGAATGTACACTCAAAACCATTAGCTTTCGTTGATGAAAGCGGATTTATTATCCCAAACCCGACATTTAACACAGAGAGTATGAAGCACATTAAAGGTCGTTTCATCTACTCACAGACCGAATTAAAACAAGCTATTGCAGATATGAACCGTCGTCAGGACGAACGCAGAGCGTTAGCGGATAATCATTACGGTGGTGACGCTGTTGTGATTGACGCAGGATACGAAACCATTGAAGACGCTCATGAAGCAATGGCTGGACAACGAGAAACGATTCCTTCTTTGACTGCTTCTCCAACGAGAAAGCGTAAAACAGAAGGTCCATCTCAAAAACTCATGCAACCTAATTATGCACCGTTACCAGACTCGTTAGACAAGCCACAACAAGGCGTGAATTTAACCGAAGAAGAACGTGCTGATTTACAAGGTATCGACACTGCGGAAGCAGTAAAAGCTATGTTTGGACATTAAAAATGGCAATTTCAGCAAATTCTCTTATCGAAGACGTAGCTAGATACTTATCGGATTATGAAGAAGACGAAGCGTATGTCCACTGGACGAAAGAAGATTTGCTGTCTTATTTCAAACGTGCGATTAGTATCGTAGCGATGACGAACCAAAAACGATTTGTCAAAAAGACGGAAGTAAAACTAGTAGCTGGTATATTGCAAGATGTGCCAGAAAGTTGTGAAAGTGATGTTACTGTCTATGGAATGGCGAACGAAGATGGTGTTGTTACAGAACGAGCTAGACGCACAAAAATCGGGCTCTACCCTAAATTGGGTAGACCTGTTTGCTCAAGTCGTGTCAAGAGCGACACCTACAAGTTAAGTTCCTACGATATTGACGAGAGTAATCCACGTCAGATTATCGTAGACCCACCAGTTCCAGAAGGGACAGATGCAACGCTTATCATTAGTTGTTATCAACCGCCAGTAGTTACAAGCGAAAACAGTGCAGTAGAGCTAGGTGCAGACCTAGAAAGTGCAGTGTTTGAGCTAATGTTGTACTACGCATGGGGTGTTGATATAGAAGACCAAGCTAACAGAGAACGCAGTAATCAGCATTGGAATAATGCGATGACTCTGATGAAGCTTAATTTGGAAATGCAACAGTTAGCGAAGCAGGTGGCTAGATGAGAACAGTATCAGATTTTGAACCCTTTGTTTTAGCTTACGTACCCTACCTACCACAAGAAATTATTCAACACGCAATTCGAGAAAGTATAGTTGAGTTCATGCGAGAGACAAAAATCGCACGAGATACACTGGAAGTAGAAACGCAAGAAAAAGTTCCAGACTATATTATGGAAATGCCAGATTGCCGTAGGATTGTAAAAATCCACACGGTAGATTCTTCTCCAGCAAATTGCAATGGACGAGAGAACTGGCAACGATTACGCAGTGGTGAGTGTGGAGACTACGAAATAGAGCTGAGACGAGGGGATTATCCTATTATCGTATTACAAGACCCGCCTAAAAAACCACATAGATTGCGTATTGATTACAGTTGGACAATCGGCAGAGATGACTGTGATGTGCCCGACTTTATTTATGAAGACTTTATGCAAGGTATTGTGGCGGGTACGTTATTACGATTAGCATCCCTA